TGAAACAGTTAACGATGTTATAGAACTAGCTAAAGAGTCCGAAGCACAACTAATCGAGAGATTGATAGGGGTTGCATGCTTCTACAGGGACCAGTTCAATGATGTAAACCAATAAATCAAGTATATGCAGCCAGTATTAATCTACTCCTCAGCATTCACAGAGAAACAGTATATGTCAGCTAGTAAGCTGATAGATGCTATTTTTGAGTTCAAGAAGAACAGAATTGTTATTGAGAGAAACAGGTTTGTCTATGTTCCATCTGATGGAACTAGAAAGATGACCATTAGATTGAGACGTTATTCCTAGAAAACAAACACATAGGGGACCTAATTGTGTCCTCTATGTGTATTTTTTATTACCCTTAAACTGATTATATGATTATTGCTATGGTTATTTTAGCATTGATATGGATTTGGATAGCGTATGAAGTTTTTAAAGCCCCATTAATGAAAGATGATGAAGAAAATTATTAACAAGCTAAACTGTGTACTATTTGGTCACAAATGGAGAATATATTACGTATATGGAATAAGAGCACATGCTAAATGTGATAGATGTTCCACCAGTGATGACGATTTCATAGATAAATTTATAGAGATATGATAACATTTAGAACCAACCTTCTCACATTGAGAACATCATTAGGACTCTCTCAGGAAGCATTTGGACAATCAATAGGTGTAAGCAGAGGATGTGTACAAGCATATGAAACAGGAAGATGTCAACCAAGTCTTGCAACCATAAAACTTATTGCTGAAGTGTACAATATCGATGATTTATACTTATTTTTGTTTAAATAAAAATGTTAGCCAAATAGCTTAACTGGAAAAGCAGCCTTTGTTTTGCAAGTTGTGGGTTCGACTCCCATTTTGGCTACTAACACATAAACTTAAGTACCCACACAGCGGTGAGATGGGCTAAGTAAGATACAATTCCTCGGAGCTGGGAGTAGAATGCTTAAGAGTGTGTTATTATATACCTAATAGGGTATAGTTATATGTTTTATTTATTAATTACACCCTAAAGGGTATAAAAACAAGTTATGAGCTCAAAAGAAAAAGCAGAAGATATTTACCAAATGATGGCTTTTGCAATAAAAGGAGTGTATCCTAACTTTGATTATGAAGGAGCTAAACAATGTTCGATAATTGCAGCAAATGAAGCAAAAAAATGTACTAAATATGAAAAACAAACGTTTGAGGATGATAGATTCTCAGAAGATTATTGGACGCTAGTTGAACAAGAAATAAATAAATTATGACTGTACAAGAAATAACAAAGCTAGCAGAAGCTAGATGGGAAGAATGTCATGGATGTGATGCTAATGACAAGAACTTTTGGATGAATGGGTTCATCACAGGTTATCTCATGGCAGAAATGAATAACATAGATGACAGAATAGAGAAACGTAATGAAAAGATTGCAGACATTTTAATAAATAATCGATGAAAGAAACATTAGAAGAAGCAGCTAAAAGATTATATCCTATTGAGTATACAGGTAGTATGTTTATGCCAAATCGTGATGAGTTATACAATTCAATCAAACAAGAAGCATTTATTGAAGGTGCTAAATGGCAGCAAGAAAGAATGTACACTGAGGAAGAAGTGATAGAAGTAATGCAATTTGGAAGAACAATGACAAGTGAAAATACTTATAAAGCATTTGATAGATTATTTAAAAAACAATAAACTATGGCACAACACTTTAATCAACTTACAGTTTACGAGAAGATGAACTTACTAATTGATGTATCTAACGGGATAAAAGCAGACTTAGAGGCTAAATGGCAACAAGAACATGGACAAGAGGTTGGACACAATGACCAAGTAGATGTAATTGATTTAATACAATTTCTTTCTATGAACCAAGAGTTTAATGGATATGGTTCTGTCTCAAAAGAGACAGCTAAACATTTCTTAGAACAATTTAAAAATAAACTATGAATAAAGAATTTGTTACTTGCGAGATAGCGATAGCTCTTAAAGAGCTAGGATTTAATGAACCTTGTTTTACGACATATGACCATGAAGGTAGATTGAGAAATCCTTTTGATTATGCTAAGAGCGAATATGATGGAGATGCTTTGTATATAGAAGATACAAAAGAATGGATTTACAATAGTGGTTTAACTATTAAGAATTTCAATGCTCCTACTCATTTGTTTACACAGTTTATTGCTGCTCCATTGTACCAACAAGCATTTAGATGGTTTAGAGAGAAGTATGGGATAGTGGGTATTGTTAAATTTGGAACACAGGAGTTCACATATAATATCTATAACAATGATGCTATAGGATTATTAACAAAGGATTCTTTAGACTTTAATGCTACCTACGAAGAAGCAGAAATTGCTTGTTTAAAGAAATTGATTGAAATTGTAAAATCATGAGTAAGAAAGTAGAAATAATCAATCGTGTAGCAGCTGTTGCACCACTTAATCAATATTGTTCATTCTCTATGGGAGGGAGAAAAGATAAAGATGATTTTGTAATGGTTACAGAATGGATTAACATGGAGGGAGTTGACATAGAAATCCATAGTGTTGATGGTATACATAAATTTATGCTAACCTATGGACAATTTGATGCTCTTAAAGCATGTGTTAAAGAAATTAATAACGCATACAACTCTAAAGAATTATAATCACAATGAAATGTGATTTTTGGTAGTATCACTGCCTAAAATCATGTAATTTTAAACTAAATCACATTATAATATGAAAAGTTTATACAATCACGTATTTCATTACAACCACTTAACAGAATTGTGGAGTGCTATTCCTAGAGACAAATTGAACGAGTATTGGAGCAATTATGAGACAGAAGGTGTTCTTAGAGCAAAAGATTTTATGGTTCTTGTAGAACTTATTAATAAAGGTAATACCTTTGTGGAATCTATAGAACAATCAAATCCATAAATCTATGTACATTGAAGGAATCACTGTCTGTGTTAACTATTCAGACTTCTTAGCCCACACACTACCTCAGAACAAACAGCATTTTAACAAACTCATTGTTGTTACAAGCACTGATGATGTATTAACACAGAAATTGTGTGAATATCATCATGTAGAATGTATTACAACAGATGCATTCTATACCAATGGAGATAAGTTTAATAAGGCTAATGGTATAAATGAGGGACTAAAAGCCCTTAGTAAGAAGGAATGGGTGATACACTTTGACAGTGATGTCTATCTGCCACCTTTGACAAGAAACATACTGGAGAACATAGATCTTAACTCTGATACACTATATGGTGTAGACAGAATGATGTGTCCTAGCTATGAAGATTGGCAGAGGTTTGTAACAGCTCCTAATTTAACACATGAAGGATGGGTTTATGTACATACAGATGTGTTTCCTATGGGTGTTAGAATAGGAGAATATATGAGCAAAGGATATGAACCAATAGGATTCTTTCAAATGTGGAATCCTATTGTTTCTAATGTTCATTCCTATCCAAATCAACATGGAAGTGCTGATAGAACAGATGTACTGTTTGCTAAACTGTTTAGTAGAAACAAAAGAGCTCTTATTCCTGAAATAATAGCTATTCATTTAGACAGTGAAACTCATACAACACATTCTATGGGTAAGAATTGGAGTGGTAGAAAGACAGCACCATTTACAATTGATGGTAGGTTTAAATTCATCACTCCTCCTGTTGTTACAGATGGATATAAGTTTGATCAATCAGTGTTATCTAAATGGGTAGATAAAAAAAAAGATTTATGAAAATTCAATTCTTCACAGATGCATTTAGTTATTACATTCTTCCAGCCATAAGAGTGTGGATTGATTGTAATGTATATTTAGAACTTGTTTGGCTCAAATGGGGCATAGGCATAAAAATTAAATAATGGATGTACTGATATATGACATTGAGACAATGAAAGAGTTCTTCTTAGTGGTTGTATACAATCCACAGGAAGACAAGTATTATGAATTTGGTGTAAACAAATTAAGAAATGATCTCGACAAGTTCGTTAGATTCACAGAATGTCACACAGACTGGTTTTGGGTGGGTTACAACAATCTCAGATTTGACAGTCAAGTGGTTGAATGGGTCCTCAGAAACTATGATCAGTGGCATCAGCTTAGTAGTTTGGACATATGTGGACGAATAGCACAAAAGGCTGCTGATGTCATACATGATGCAAACTATGATGTATTTCCTGAATATAGAGAAGAAGAGCTAAGCCTTAAACAGCTTGATTTGTTTAGGATACATCACTACGACAATAAGAACAGACGTGTGAGTCTTAAAAGGTTAGAGTTTGAAATGGACCTAGAGAACATTGAAGAAATGCCTATACATCACAGTAAAACAGATATGACTGATGTAGAACTGTTACAAACAGTGGATTATTGTGTAAATGATGTACAAGCTACATATCAATTCTATCTAGTCACCATAGGCAAAACTGATCATCCTCTATACAAAGGAGAGAATAGGATTGAACTTAGACAGGATATACAAGAAGAGTTTGGTATTCCTTGTCTTAACTATTCAGACAGTAAAATAGGTGATGAGATGATTAAGAAATACTATTGCCAGGAGAAGAACATCACTTACAAAGAACTTCCTAAGAAAGGATTCTTTAGAAAGGAGATTGTTGTAAAGAGATGTATTGCTGATTATGTAGAATTTCAAACAGATGAGCTTAAAGAGTTCTTGAGTAGGATTAAGAAGATGAAGCTTGGTATGCAAGATGATTTCAAAGAAGAGATACATTTCTATGGTAATGTATATTCTTTTATGAAGGGTGGTATTCATACAGAGAACAAACCTAAAGTGTTTGAGGCTGATGATGAATATGAAATCATCGATTGGGATGTAACCAGTTATTATCCAGCCATCATCATTAATAATGGTCGCTATCCTAAGCATTTAGGTAAAGAGTTTCTACGTGGTTATCAACAAATGTTTAATAAACGTATAGAACTCAAGCCTTTAGCTAAGAAGGATAAGAAGATTAAGGGTATTGTAGGAGCTCTAAAGCTTGCTGTTAATAGTGTCTACGGTTGTTAAAAAATTGTTAAGTTTAATTTAGTTCTTTGAATTTACGGAAAGTTTTAGTAAGTTTGTAAAAATTCTTATTATGGAAATTGTAATAGCACATGGTTGTTCTTTAGAGAAGCCTGGAGTTTATGTTATTGAGAATCTAATGAATAATAAAGTGTACATTGGATCTTCTAAAATGAGAGTTATAAAAAGAGTAGAACACCATGTTTCTATGTTAAGAGCAAGAAAGCATAAGAATACTTATTTGCAGAATGCTTTTAATAAATATGGTGAAACTAGCTTTTGTGCCTCTGTTATAGAAACTACAGAAAAACATAACACTCTTGAAAGAGAACAATATTGGATAGATAGAGAAGAAAAAGAAAATCTATATAATATTAATCCTTTTGCTTCAGGTACTCCTAATATGTCAAAAGAGACAATATTAAAGAGAGCTGAAACTATGAAAAGAAAATATGCTTCTGGAGAAATAGAATCTAATTTTAAAAAAGGGCACACTCCTTGGAACAAAGGAAAAACTGATATAGATTACTCTTATTTAAAAGGTGTAAAGAAAACTAAATCAGAAAAAGTGTTAGATAAGCTCAAAAAACAGAGTGAACAAATTAGAGATCTTTCTCCAAGAGTATATGTTTATGATGTGAATTATAATTTCTTAGGAAAGTTTAGATGTGCTAAAGATCTTGAAGAATGGTCTTTGACAGAACATAATAATCTACCTATCAAGGGTAGATTTGAAAAAGAAAGAATGGGGAAACCATTAACTTTCTTAAGTTCTGGAAACATCAACAAAGCTTGCAAAACTGGTAAATTTTACAAAGGACTGAGATTTAACAATCAGCCGCTTTATGGAGAGATCCATATTGAAAAATCGAGTAAAAACGGTGAAGGGTGTGATTCCTAATACCGTGCTAAACTAATAGATTACGAAAGGCTATTAGTCAGTGTAACGCATAGGAGATGAATAAATATAATTCTCCCACGAGTGCTCGACATCCTTAGGGATGAAAATATATGCTGGACTTACAGGAATAAGAACTGTAAGAACTATAGGATAAAAAGCCTGTAGGATAACAAAATCGAAGTCTAGTGACATGCAGAGTTGGATTTATGACAGAGAGCTTACAATGTTCACCACTATTACAGGTGAATTGAGCATCATGATGCTTGCTGAGATGTATGAAACTAATGGTATACACGTAATTAGTGCTAACACAGACGGTATAACTGTTAGAATACATAAGAACAAGCTTGAGGATATGCGTAAGATTAATATATGGTGGGAAAATCTTACAACCTATGAGCTTGAAGCAACGCATTACCAGAAGATTATATTTAGCACAGTAAATGACTACCTAGCAATTAAAACAGATGGAGAAATTAAGAAGAAAGGAGATTTTCTCACAGATTTTGAGCTTCATAAAAACAAGTCTGCTCGCATTGTTCCTCTTGCCCTTGAGGCTTATTATGTACATGGTGTTCCTATTGACGTTAGTATCCGCAATCATAGTAATATTTATGATTTTTGCTTACGACAAAAGTCTAGCAAAGATTTTCACTATGAGGGTTGGAACAAAAAAACAGGAGACAAAACAGTTTATAACAAGCTCATCAGATATTATGTCAGTAGAACAGGAGAAAAACTCTTAAAGGTGAAGAATCCTGAATGTGACACTGATGCTGCTGATGTTAGTCAAGTGGAAGCAGGTGATTGGGTGATGCATGTATGTAATCATCTAAAGAAAGATCATCCTCTAGACAACATCAATTACGAGTATTACATAGAGAAGGCTGAACGAATAGTTCATAAAATTCTATATGAAGGTAAGAAACGTAAGATTGTAGTGAATCCTAATCAACTCAGTTTGTTCTAATTAGTAATATAATACCTAAAAGGGTATAATGTGTCATAAAAAGGACAAAACTATACCCCAATGGGTATTATATTACCATTTATTCAAAGGAATAATGTGTTATGTAACACACAAAAACTATTCAAATGACAAAACATCCAAATTATGATTTATTTTCTGATGAAGATAGAATGAATATAGATTCGATTAAATTTTGTTCAGAACCATATATGTATAATGGTGAAATTATAGGATATCCTTTTAATTTAATTGATGCAATAGCTGCATTTGGAAAAGAAATTATTCCAGATGTACAAGGTATATATCATTTATTTTATAAAGATATGTTGGTTTACGTAGGAATGAGTAAAAACTTGAGAGGAAGACTATTACAACACATGAAAGACGAATCAAAAGTGTTTCAAAATGTACTTTGGTTTTGCTGTGAAAAAAAAGGAATTGCAGAAATTCTCGAATATGAGTATAAAATGATCAAGAAGTTCAAACCTTCATTAAATGTAATGCATGCAAATTGTAAATAAATTATGGAAAAGATAAACAGAGAAACTATAGCTGAGCACCTCATCAGATATCAACTAGAAATGGTTGGTAAGACATGGGAAGATGCTCAAGCTGATGAACAATGGTATTATAACATCACTATGACAGAAGAGCAATTTGATAAGTTTATGAAATATGCTCTTCCGTTGGTTAAGAAGGTTTTTAGATGTAATAAAGCCAGAGCGCAAAAAACAATGGATTGGTTCAATTTACAATTTGGACTAAGAATATTCCCTATTCCAGCAAAATTTAAAACACAAGAAGATGAAACCACTTAGTTTTGTTTATGTAGCAATAGACAATGATAATATTCCAATTGCTACGTCAGATGACATCAATGAACTATTATTAGCTGTAGACTATCATCATGGAGCACATGAGAAGTTTAAAAATGAATCAACTAGAGTTAGTTGGCAACCTTTTTACAGTAAATATCCAAGTGAGTATGAAGGAAAGTTAACATACGATTGTCCTACATACATAGATGACGCAAGAGAGATAGTTGAAGTTAGAATTTATACAGTTGATCACTTTAATAAAAAGAAAAATGACACAGGAACAACTACTGCAGAAGTATCCAAAGATTTTTAAGCCCTATGCTGGCAATCCAAGAGGTGTTAATTGGTCTGGTTTACCAGATGGATGGATTAGTATTGTTGATAAGCTATGTGGCTCTATACAAGACTATGTAGACAACACCTATGATTGGATAAATGGTGAGAAAGAAGTTAGAGGACAAGTGAGATGTACACAAATGAAAGAGAAATTTGGTGGACTAAGATTTTACACAGACAGTGAAGATGATGTTATAGAAGGAATGATTAGGATGGCTGAGTTTCTTTGTGAGAATACATGTCAAGAATGTGGTTCTGAAGAAGAAATTGGTAAGACAAGAGGTTGGATTTATACAATTTGTAAAACATGTGCTAACAATAGGAACGAAACATCATGGCAATCATTAGAAGATTTAAAAACGCTATCAGGCAGTTCTCTATAGGTGTAAGTAATATAATTAAATGGATCCCAGTTCTCTATAAAGACAGAGACTGGGATTTTTATTTTGTATATAACATTCTACAGAAGAAGCTAGAATTCACAGAGAAAGCTATTCGTAACAGTAGCTTAGAAAACGGTGGAATGTATGCAAATAAGATTAGGACAGCCATTAAGCTTATTGAGATAGTCAGGGATGAGAAATACGTTGACGAAGTGCTCATGGAAGATGACTGGTCTAAGATTAAGAATGCAATATCTAAGCAAAACAAAGCAAAGAAACTATTATTTAACTATCTACACCATTACATTGAGCAATGGTGGAGCTAAAACAAGATTTATGGGATCACATTGGTTTAGAAACAATTCAAGAGGTAAGAGTGTTCAAGATGCTTACAACACTGCTGTAGATGATGCTAATGATGAATATGGTCATCAAGAAGGTTATAGTGGTGAAATTAACTCTTCTGGAGGTTATAGAGATATAACTAAAGAGTGGAAAGCTAGTAAAAAGTCTTTAGAGGTTTTTATAGCACAGCAACAAGATAGTCTTACAAAGTTTGATGGTGCTAGAGCTATTTGTATTCAAGAACCTATAGCTAATAAGAATGTCACCAAGAGTCAAGTGGAACATATTGTTACGCCTGGTACAAAGAAATGGGTTCTTAAGTATGTTGTTAGTGGATATGATGGAGAGATTAGTTCTCATGATACTAAGGGTAGTGCTGTAACAGCTGCAAGAGCTTATACAGAGAAGTATTTATCTAGTACAGTGATACAAATGGAGAAGAGAATTGAGAAATCTAATGCCATTGTAGCTAAAATAACATACAAAAGATCTTCTACAGAAAAAGATGGTAGATGGATATTCTTTGGTTGGGCATCATGTTAAAATTTAAATTTATGAATGAAGATTATGAAAGGGATTTTCTCAAGGATTTGATATATTTGCAAGAGGAGATTATTGATTTGAATAAAGAAATGAATGAACGCCTTGAAGCAAACATATTTATAATAGATGAGGATAAAATTTTAAACGATGGCAAGATTAGATCTAACCTACTCCCATTTTGAGGATCTTTTGAAGAACGGATATAGCCTTGATATGATCTTTATTCTTAAGCTTATTCATAAGGAGAAATGTAATATCAAAGACTTATGTGCAGACAATCCAAAAATATCTGTCATCTATCAAACTCTTGTTAGGAAAGGTCTTATTTCTGAGGATTCTAAAGTGTTGTTACAGGGGAAGTCTATATTAGACTTCCTCTCAACTCCTTTGGAAGAGAAGAAATTTGATAAGAAAGAGACAATAAGTGATGATAAGTTTGCTCTGTGGTGGTCTAGCTTTCCAGGAACAGATACATTCACACACAAGGGTGTTAGTTTCTCAGGATCTCGTAGTCTAAAGATAAACAGAGATGAATGTAAAATTAGACTAACTAAGATTTTAGAGGAAGGTGAATACACTATTGAGCAATTGGTTGATGCTCTTAAGTTTGATGTTCTTCAGAAGAAAGAAAACTCTGTAAAGCATTTAACTAACAAACTATCGTATATGCAGGGAAGTCTTACGTATTTGAATCAAAGAAGCTATGAACCGTTCATAGAACTGATTAAAGAAGGACAAAAGGTTGTTGAAACAACAGTTGTACAAGGAGGTACAGATATATGACAGCTAATGATGTATTTGACAGAATCAGAGAATGGGTAGATGATATAGAACTGATGGAAGAAACAGATTCAGTTAAGATTGATGCACTGAAAGAAGAGATGTTTCGTTTAGAGAGAATAGAAAACTCTAAAATGACAGATAGGATGATACTTTCATTAATATCTTCTTATCTAAGACACGTAATAAATCCTCAACTCAGTGTAGACTTAGATGATTTAGCTCATCTAGATCCTTCAGATCTTATTGATTATGAAATTCCTAAAGAACTATTCAAGATGATAGAATATTCCAAAGCTGATTTAGAACATTTAGCCGATTTGTTATCAGAAGTTATACGAAAGATGGAAGACAAGAAAATAGATAACATATGAGTTTTGAATTACTAAGAAAGGAAGTTGACAAGGGCTTGAGTGCTAAGAGCAATGGTATACCTATGGGTTTTGATAGACTCAATAGGTATATTGGTATTAGGAAGGGAATGTATTTCTTAGTGGGTGGTCTCACTGGTTCAGGTAAGACAAGTTTTATTGATGATTGTTTTGTTCTTAATCCATTTGATTGGTATACATCTGCAGCTAATAACACAAACATTAAGCTTAAGATTATATATCGTTCTATGGAGAGAGGTACAACATACAAGATGGCTAAATGGGTTGGTAGAAGAATCTTCTTAGATCATGGTGTAATTATTACAGTTCCTAAGCTTCTTGGTTGGACAGAAAAGATGACAAAGGATGAACACGATCTGTTTCTTATGTATGAAGAGTATATAAATAAGATGAGTGATGTAATTACAATCATTGATGGTCCAGAGAATCCTGTAGGAATTGCTAAGGAACTAAAAGCACATGCGTTACAGAATGGACACATAGAGCAATTAGATGAGTTTAATAAGCGTTATGTACCAAACGATGAGAACACTGTAACTATTGTTGTTATAGACCATATAGGCTTGTTAAAGACTACTAAGGACCAAACAACTAAGAAAGAGGCTATTGATAAAATGTCTGATGAACTTAGGTATGCTAGAGATTTCTTTGGATATACGCCTGTAGTTGTTAGTCAGTTCAATAGATCTATTTCTAATATACAGAGAATTAAGAATGGTGATGTAGAACCTCAGTTGGAGGATTTTGCAGAATCAAGTTCTACACAGAATGACGCAGATGTTGTTCTTGCATTGTTTGATCCTATGAGATATAAAGTGGCAGATCCTTCTTTCTATGAGCTAGATAAGCTTAAGGATAGATATGGTGCTAAGTATTTCAGAAGTCTTAGGCTTATTAAAAATAGCTATGGTGAGGATGATGTGAGAATAGGTCTCGGGTTTTTAGGCAGTATAGGTATGTTCAAAGAACTTCCTAAACAACCAGACATGACAGATTCTATATATGAATCTATTACTAACAAATCATTTTTCTTAAGCAAATAACATGAAGATAAAGATCTTAACAATGTCCACTACTCCTAAAGATGGTTGGTGGCAAATTGTATTTATTCCTACAGCAGCAATGTATTCAAACACCTATGGTGATGAGAAACATGTTGCTATTAATTTTGAGTGGTTATTTTGGTCATTAACAATTTTAACATATACAGAAGATGACAAAGGAGCAATATATCACCCTTAGATCAGATGCTAATGCAGCCAATCTCATCTATCATCATTACACAATCAATTTTGATAGTAGGGTGCATAAAGGAAACATGCTTGGCTTTCAAGAATGTCTCATCTATCTACAGATGTGGGGAAATGTGAATGAAATTTTCCAAAAACTAAGAGATGTATATGATGCTAAGTTTGAAATTATTATTCTTGCAGATGCTAATGGTAACATAATCAAATACTTATGACACTACGTGATAAACGACAAATGGAGTTTGCAGAAGTTTGGTTAACTAGTAAGTGGGGAATTCTTAATTTATGTCCAAGGTTTGGTAAAATACGTACAACCATCAACATTCTTAAGAAGATTAAAAATAATAGTGTTCTTATTGCCTATCCAGATAACAAGATTAAAGACAGTTGGAAGGATGATTTTGAAAAGTGTAAGTATGATGATGAGAATGTAACTTACACCACTCACTTATCATTACACAAGTATCAAGACAAATCATTTGATATTGTCATCATAGATGAAATACATCTATTGTCAGAAGCTCAAATAGAGGCTTGTAAGACACTTCTTGAGAACAATGATAGAGTGTTAGGTCTCACTGGTACACTGTCTAGAACCACTGAATCTGCGCTTCTCAATGAGCTTGATTTACATGTTGTTGCAACATATACAATTGAGCAAGCAATTAGTGAAGGTGTTATTGTAGATTATCAAATCACTGTTGTCAAGGTTCCATTGGATGATGTAACAATTAATGATTACAAGGGTAAGAAGAGAACAGAGAAGAAACAATTTGATAGCTATGCTTGGGTGATTAATAATCTTGAGAGACAAGGAGGAAACACAATGTTCCTTAGACTTGCCAGGATGAGAATTATACAGAGTAGCTTAGCTAAGTTGAACATGACTAAGAGAATATTAGATGCTCATAAGGATGAGCGTATTCTTGTGTTCTGTGGTACAACTAAAATTGCTGATTCTTTAGGAATAGCATCACATCATAGTAAGTCTGCTGATAAGGAAACCTTTACAGAGTTTACAGAAGGAGAAGGAAATCACATGGCTGTAGTGAAGATAGGTAACACAGGTGTTACATATAAACCACTCAATCGTGTAATCATTAACTACTTTGATAGTAATGGAGAAAACCTAGCTCAGAAGATTAATAGATGTATGGCTATGGAATATGACACTCCAGATAAGAAAGCTCATATATACATCATTAGTTCTGATGAAGATGTAGAGCTTAAATGGTTAAAGAAAGCATTAGAATTTTTTGATAAAAGTAAAATCAATTATTTATGAAAGTAGAATTTATTAGAGAGACAACTTTTGCAGATGAGCCTTGGTTTTCTGTTTATGTAGATGGTGTTTACAAAACTGGAAGCTATCATGAAGAGAACATTAAGAAGATTTATGATGGAATTATTGCTAATCCAGAGTTGTTAACAAAGCAAAAAGAAGTTTTATATTCTGCAGAAATATTCGTATCTTCGGGAGACATTAAAACACAATAATAAACATGGCAAGCAAATTAATCGGGATTGTTGGTGCTACAGGCACAGGTAAATCCACATCAATTAAACATTTAGATCCTAAGGAAACCTACATTATTAATGTAGCAAAGAAGGAACTTCCTTTCAAGGGATCAGAAAAGCTGTACAACACAGAAAACAAGAATTACAAGGAAGTGGATGATGCTATTGAGATCACTAAACTTCTTAAGACTATTTCAGAGAAAGCTCCTCACATTAAGAACATCATCATCGAGGACAGTAATTACATCATGGGTTTTAACATTGTATCTAAAGCTACAGAAGTTGGTTATGCCAAATTCAGTTTAATGGCTAAGGATATGGTGGAATTATTCAGAGAAGCTAGAAGGCTTAGAGATGACATTAAAGTGTTCTATCTAACACATCCTGAAACTATTGAAGATGGTGGTGACATCATTGGATATAAGATTAAGACAGCAGGTAAGTTGATTGATAATCAAGTCTTGTTGGAGGGATTGTTAACAGTTTGTCTCTATACACATGTAGAAGAGAGTAAGGATGGTGTTGTAACTTACAGCTATCTTACAAACAGGTTTAAGAAATATCCAGCTAAGAGTCCAGATGGTATGTTTAATGAAATCAAGATACCAAACGATCTTAGTTACATTGCTAAAAAATTAGACGAGTATTATAGTTAATAAACAATAAAAACAAAGAAAACAATGATGACAGAATTAGAAAAAATCATGGACCAGTATCACAAAATTATAGATGAACTTGTAGAGTCAACAGACATGAGTGTAGAAACTGCATACACTGTTGCATTAAAACTTCAAGAAAATGCTTTACGTTCAGAATATAATCAAATGTATGCATCAGCAAATGTAATTTGTACAGGACAATTAGTACCTTCAGCATTAGAGAAAATTGCAATGGAATTAACAAAATTTAACGATAACAATTAAAAACACAGAAAACAATGAGTAACATTGGAGGAAAGAAAAAAGAACAAGGACAAGGACAAGGAACAGAGTATGCAAAGAAGGTTGGTCTATTTGAGGCTAACGTAATTGCTATCAATCCCACAGAAGAAGAGTATAATGACATTCTAGGGATGGAATTGAAAGAAGGCAGTAAAGCTGTTGAGTATTTATCTACAAGCAAAGAAGGCAACACCACTCTTCGTGTTGATGTTTGGCTTGAAGAAGTTAAGACTAAGACTAAGTTTAAATCTACATTCTTCTTAGAGAACAAAGAGAAGGTTAACAAGGATGGTACAAAGAAGCAATACATCAACAATGTTGGTTCTTGCTCTTGGGCATCTGATGCTAATGATCTTCCTACATGGTTTGCTACTAGAGATTATCGTGTAGCATTTGTAGGTGAAGAAGAATTGTATACATTCATGAAGCTTTGGTTAGGTGAACTTGATTATCGTGATGCAGATACAACTCTTCAGCTTGAGTGGAAATCTGTTATGAAGGGTAATCTTAAGGATTTGAAATATCAACTTAATGGTGATTATGCTACAACAGTTGGTGGTGTTGCTACAATTAGGTCTGTAGAGAAAGATGGTGAAACTAAAGAATATCAAGGTGTATATAACAAAGGATTCTTTGGAGCATACAACTTGAAATACTTCAGACTTATGGATTATAGCAGTGCATCTGTTCTTAATGCTTTGAGAGGTAAGAAGAGTAAAGATTTGAAGCCTCATGAGAGATTTGTTCTTAATGTCACTGGTGAATATGGTTGTAAAGACTTCTATATTCTTAAGGACATGAAAGACTACAGTGCTAATGATAACTTAGTTGCATCTAACGCTGTTATTTCTGATGATGGTGCTGATTATTAATCGTTACTAAATAATGAAAGCCTTCTATTGAATAAATAGGAGGCTTTTTTTATATTTGCAATATGATAACAGGAAATAAAAAGGTGCATTTAGTAGCAGAATCTATTCTAGACAAGATTAGTGATTATGACATTTTTAGATTCTATATGCCTAATAAATCTTGGAATCTTAATCAAGTGACATATTCTCCATTCAGAAAAGAGAACAATCCCTCCTTCATAATAGGTGATAGGAAGGGATATATATCATTTATTGATTTTGCAGACACTAGTAAACGTGGTGATTGTTTTAAGTTTGTTATGGAACTATATAACATATCATTCTACGATGCTCTTGTAATGATTGATAAAGATTTTGGATTAGGTATAAAGAATGGAACATGTACAAAATCTTATGAGAAGATTGTTTCTAAATATAAACAACCAGAGATTGTTAAACGAAGTGCTATTATTCAAGTTAATGTTAAAAAGTTTTCTATTAGAGAACTTAAATATTGGAATCAATACCATCAGAGCATCGATGATCTCAAAGCTAACAATGTCTATTCTGTTAATAAGGTGTATTTGAATAAACAATTGTTCTACACTAAAGAAGATGATCTTGTGTTTGGTTATTTATATGGAGAGCATTGGAAGATTTACAGACCATTTGGTGATAAAAAGAGCAAATGGGTTCCTAACAATGTACCCATCACAACTATGGATGGAATAGAGGATGTTAAACATTGTAGAATAGCATTTATCAATAAGAGCAAGAAAGATTACATGGTGATGAAGAAGATCTATCCATATAGCTGTGCTGTACAAAATGAAGGAATAGCCTGCTTCTCTCAAGAGAATGTAGATTATCTAAAAGCTAATTCTGATGTACAAATCTTAAGCTTTGATAGTGATGTTACAGGTGTGCAGAATAGTCAACAGATAACTAAACTGTTTGATTTTGAATATCTGAATGTCCCTCGTACCTATCTATCTGAAGGAATTAAAGATTGGGCTGATCTTGCTAAAACTCATGGACTAGATGCTATTGAGAATTATTTAACAGAAAAAGGACTATTATGAATGTACAAGATTTAATTAATTCCATTCAGGCAGAAACTGAATGGTTAGAAACATCTGAAGGAGATGAGTATCAATGCATAAGCATAGAGAATTTAGAAAGAGTATTAAGTGAGTATTTTGATTTTAAAATTAAATTAACAGAACAATGAGCACACCAACGTACAACACAACAAGAGGACTTATCATCAATGCTGAAATTCCTCAAGAGACAAGAACTTATAAGCCAATCAGCCATGCTCAGCTTATAGATCTTACATTAAATAGCATTGAGAAAGCAGGATTTTCATTGAGCAAGGAAACATATTCAATGGCACAAGGTGGTGCTATTGCTAATGGTCAGTTTGCCATTAGAAACGTTGCTGATAGTGAAATGCAATTACAGATTGGTTGGCAGAATAGCTACAATAAATCATTGAGTTTGAAGTTTGCCATAGGTGCACACATATTCATTTGTCAGAATGGTATGGTGCATGGTGATATGGGTTCTTTCAAGAAGAAGCATCAAGGTTCTGTACAAGAATTTACACCAACAGCTATTAGTGAATATATTAAGCAAGCTGGTGATACATTCTCACAGATGCAGAAAGAGCGTGAAGCTATGAAGCAAATAGAAATGACTAAGCGTGTTAAAGCTGAACTCATTGGTAGAATGTTAATCGAAGAGCAATTCATTAGCTCTACACAAATGAACATTATGGCTAGAGAGCTTCAGAATCCTACACATGATTATGGTGCTCCAAATAGCTTATGGGAACTATACAACTATGCTACATTCTCTATGAAGGAATTACATCCTTCTATAAAGATGAATAGTCATATTAGAGCTCATAACTTCTTTGTAAATGAGAGTGGTGTATTTGTCAATCCTATATTTGAGGAATTAGAAATGCAATCTAGAGAATTTGTACAATTAGAAATGTTTTAATTATGAATTGGGAATTATTTAAAGACTTCTTTCACGAAAGCTGGCATAAGAAGATGCAACCGTTTATTGAGAGTGAAGCTTGTGATGACATCTATAAATATCTCAAATCAGAAAGCAAGAGGGGCAAGAAAATAGCCCCTCTTTCTTCTGTTATATACAGATGCTTCAAAGAAACTCCATTAGATGATGTAAAGGTGGTTATGGTAGGTATGTGCCCCTATCATACATTCTATAACAATGAACCTGTAGCAGATGGTTTGTTGATGGGATGTAGTGTAACCAATAGATTACAACCTTCCCTAGAGAAGTTTTATGAAGGTGTAGAGAAAGAACTATTCAATGGTCTTAATTTCACATATCAGAAGCTTCCAGATGTTAGCTATTTGGCTAAACAAGGTGTTCTTATGTTCAATGCTGCTCTTACAACAGAAATGAATAAAGCAGGCAGTCATATAGACATTTGGGAACCATTCACTAAGTATGTTCTAGAGGAGATTCTTACACCATTGGGTGCACCGACAATCTTCTTAGGAAAGGATGCTAGTAAGTATGAGAAATATACAAGCCCTTTTGCTTGGAATATTGTTTTGTCTCATCCAGCATCTGCAGCATACAAACAATCTGAATGGGATACAGAAGGTAAGTTTGGTATGGTTAATAAAATTCTTAAAGACAACAACAATTTTGAAATTCAATGGCTCTATGATGTGCCATTTTAAAACAACAGTTTATGCAACTAATAGAAATAGAAGATTTAGATGCAGGAGATGAAATACTCATTTCTTGTCAGTCATGTTTCAAATATTTGAGACTACTAAGAAAACCAGCAATTGGTCCACACAAACATTGGAGTACAGGTAAACCAACGTATAAGAGTGTGAAATGCTCTACGAGTAAAGTTACTAAAACAAATTCTTATGTTTATAATGGTGTACCTCAAATTCGTGAATATAAAGATTGGGGATTTGGTCCAGATGATCACAATTTTGAGCAATATGTCAATTTGAATGATAGACAAATTATATTAGTAAGAAAGAAATAAAAACTTAGAAATCATGATCTTAGAAAAACAAACAGAATCGAACATTCTTCAGGAAGGAGAAAGTCAAGGAAGTATTGGTATGTCATTAGACTTAGATTCTGCACAAGTGTTGATGCAGATGTTAAGTAAGAATTTGTATTCAGATGCAATAGGCTCAACTATCAGAGAGTGTGCAAGTAATGCACTAGATAGCCACAGAAGAGCAGGAGTTACAGATCCAATCATTGTAAGTCTTGTATCAAACACAGACCACAATTATGAGTTCTCTGTAGAAGATTTTGGTACAGGACTTGATGCTGATGATGTAAAGAACATCATTAGTAAGTATGGTAAGAGTACAAAGCGTAATAGTAACACAGAACTAGGTATGATGGGCTTAGGTTTCAAGGCACCTCTTGCATATTCTAGTAGTTTCTACTTTGTATGTAGAAAGAATGGTGTAGAGCGTAAGTATATGATGTATGAAGGAGAAGAAACAAATGCTATCGATCTTCTTTATGAAGCAATTACAGAAGAGCGTAATGGTGTTAAAATCATCATTCCTGTTAGATATTATGATAGAAGTTCGTTTGGTCAGAAGATTAAAGAGCAATTGGCTTATTTTGAGAGTGTATATTTTAATACACCAATGTCTGATATAGATAATTCATTTAGCATTGTTAGACATGATGATTTTCAATGGAGTCCTTTAGCTGTTGATCAATATCTACACATATGTCTAGATAATGTCTACTATCCAATTGATTTTAAGAAGCTAGACATTCCCACTATATCGTTTCCTGTAGGTCTTAGATTTAGTTTGTCTGATGGATTGTTCCCTACACCAAACAGAGAATCAATTCGTTACACTAAGGAAGCTAAGGAAATCATTCTAGCTAAAATCAAAAATGTTGCAGATTTCTTTGTGCATAAGTATAACAAACAAGTTCAAGAGAATGATGATGTTATGTCTATAATATCCTACTATCGTGACAGCACTCACTATGTAAATTCTTTTGAAGGTGATGGTCAATGGTGTGTTGATAGTTTTGTAAAGCATGCATCAATACCATTTGTTAAGCCTACACTTAAAGATGTAACTCTTCTAGACCTCAACAGAGTGGCATACATGAGAGATCATTTATTGAATGAGTATAACCAGAAGTTTCGTTTAGATAATGGTAGAGTTAAAACAGTCACTGCCAATAGATATAACACTATAGGATTTCATGTGCTAACAGCAGATAAGCCTATTTATATATATTCTGAAAGAATATCTGTAATGATGAAGGACTATCTAAGAAGCAAGCATCCTGGAGATTGGAATGTCTATGTTATTAAGAAAGAGAATAAACTAACTCTTGGTCATAGTAAGAACACTGGTAAGAGTAATTACACAACTTACAAGGATTTTCTTTCATTGCATAAATATCCAAGAAGTCAGTGGAGAACCATCATCAAAGAATATCAGCATGTTATTTCTCTTCTTTCTAAAAGATTTGTAAATTTAGATGAGCTAGTTATTCCTCAAACATTCATTGATAGCAAGCAGAAACTTAAACCTGGTGGCAGTTTAGCAGGTGTTAGAAGAAAGAAGCTTGAAGGAGAAATTACTGGTAAGGTGGCAGAAGGTCTTCAGAAGCACACTGGTAGAAATTGTAAAATGACTCCTATAACCATTCCAATGGAGAATGCTCATAAGAAACCTATGCTCACTATATATGGTGGTGTTGAACATACGGATAAGATTAATCAGCTTTTCCCAATGTTTGACATTCTTAAAGTGAGAATGATTACATTTTCTGAAAGAGAACTTAAAAGCCTTGTAACTGTAGATTTACACAATTGGATTAGTATGGAAGAATTTATGAAAGGAGAACACAAAGTGTTCAGAAGAGCTGTTACAGCATATTTGATTGATAGACTTATACGTAAAAACACTTCAGCATTTAGAAAGAGAAGCAATATGGCAACTATTTCTTCAGATCTTCATTCTAAAATGGATGTATTAGAATCCTATCACAGAAAGAATCATTTTGCTGGTAGTGATGAACTGTTTGAATCTATGTTAGCAGTTGCTCAAGAGAAGAACTTGTTTGATGTTGAGATGTATACAATATACAAGCAGGTGAATTCTGTATTTGAGAAGCTTCCATTCATTGATACAATGTTCGAAGCTATGGGTGGATATGGTGACAATAATAAGTTTAAAAGCATCACTATCGATTTATTTAAATATTATAAACAAAGAGTAAACTTAGAAAACTACAAAATCGTTCTTAATGAGGAAGTTATGACTCCTGTCATTGAGGAATCAATTGAAGATTTAGCCTAGAGATTATCAACAGAGAGACAATTATTTCTCTCTGTTATTTAAATTTAAAAAAAGACAAAGCGTATGAGCAATTTTTCGTTATCATGGTTTAAGAGACAAGCAGAATTAGAAAGCCTAATGATTGAAGAGCAGAGGCTTAAGAATGAAATTTTACGTAAGGAACTACCGAATAGTGTGGCTGGTAGTGATTTTGACATGGATGTAATAAAGCCCTATTTGAACGTTAAGCTTGTAAATGATGTGTTGACAGTTGTGCTTAATGACGGATCTATAGTTAGTAAACCAAATGCTACCGCTGATGATTTCAATGCTGTTCGTAATGCTTCTTCAGAAGTTACAATACTAGGATTGGTAGGAAGTACAGAAATTAAAGCAGAGGCTGCTAAGCGTGAAGAAGAAGCTAATAGGATGAAAGCAATCATCAAAGGACTTGCAATTCTTTCAGGTCTTAATGATTTTGAAGTGGAAGGTAATTCTGTAAAGCTAGCTGGTACAGGTAGAACTTTGCCTCAGTTGCTAGTAGAAAAGTTTATACAGATTGTTGATGTAGAAAACTACTATGCAGGCTTTGGTGATTTAGAAAGTCGTCTTGCACAAAACGATGAGTATCAAGGACTTAAGAGGTTCTTCATGTGGTGTTGCCTTAATCCAAGAGCTGAAGTGGCAGACAAGTTGTATGACTTTCTTAACACTAATGGTTTTAGAATCACTAAGCAAGGATTCTTTATAGCTCTTAGGAATGTTGTCACTCTTCATGGTGGATCTGATCTTGTAACATTCGTTAGTAATGTTTACAACAAGGTGAAAGCTGTGTGGAAGAAGGACACTAATGTGTTTACAGTGTTTTTAAAGGATGGTGAATATAAAATTGTTCATAATGAAGACCTCACTGAAGCTTCTGAAGCATGGGATGAAGAAGCAGAAGAGTGGTATGATTATGAAGCACCAGTAGATCATGGTGAAAGAATTGGTGGTCTTACAGAATTGTATTTAGATCTACCTAACAGAACTGAGAACAGGTTTACAGACAACTGGAGTAGGACATTTGACATTCGTATTGGTCAACCAGTTAGTATGCCAAGTGAAGACTGTAATTGGAGTACACAAGATTGTGCTACAGCAGGCTTACACTTTGCAGGTTATACAGCTCCTTATGTTCTTTGTGGTGATACAACTGTCTTCACTCTTCACAATCCTATGAAGGTTGTAGGTATTGGTACAGAGAAAGGTAGATGTTGGGAATATCTTCCATTCATGTTGACCACTGTTGCAGAAGCAGATGAGATTATGAATGATGGAGAGTTTGATTTCTTACAGCTTGATGAGCAATACGCAATTCGCGAATTGGAAAATCTTGCTGAGAAGGTTGTAGAAGGATTCTCTATAGAATCTAAGAAGTATGAGTTTAGCATGCCTGCCATCACTAGTCAGAATATTGAATTCATCACTCTTTCTTTGAATGATATGAAGAGTTCTATTGCAGACAGGGTTAGCCACCTAGACTAATATAATTGGGTTCGTGACAAATAATACACTAATTTTGTCACGAGCCCTTTATATTTTATTATGAAAAAGAAAGCAACAGTTAGAAAACCTAGAGCAAATGCTGCTCCTAAGACAAGAAATAATGGTACACTTACAGAATCTGCATTCTGGAGTTTCATTAGAAGTGGACTTAGGCAGAAATCTAGATGGTGGAAACCCATTACACAATGTAAACTAAACGCTAAGAGAGACTATACAGGACCTAATAAGCGACAGAAGTTTGAATATCAATGTAATAGCTGTAAGAAATGGTTTGCAGAGAAGAACATAAACGTAGACCATATTCATCCAGCGGGTTCATTGAATTGTGCTAATGATCTACCAGGATTTGTTGAAAGACTGTTTTGCGAAGTGGACAATCTACAAGTGCTTTGTAGTGGATGTCATAATATTAAAACTCAAAATGAAAAGAATGGAAAATGAAATTAGTATTTCTGTTGAGAAGACACCATCATTTGTTGAAACTTGGTATGAAGGATGTGTATACTACCAAGGAAAGAGACATCAGTTCTGGATTATAGATCCTGAAGGAAGTGAATATGAAATAGAATGTAGATGGTTCTTCAAGAGTGTTCCTAGAGAAGTGCGAATGATGTATAACAGTATTATTGAATCCTATAAACAAATTAAAGATGACAGAAGAAAAGCAAAGGACAGAGGCAACGTACAGAGCTATTAAAACTAATAGTTCTAGTTCGTTAAAAGAGTTTTCTCTAGATAGGAAGAAGTATTACAAGAAATATGTTCTTGGAGAAACTGTAGAAGATAAGGACACACAAGCTGCAACCACTGGTAGAGTGGTAGAAACACTGTTATTAGAGCCTCAAGAGTTTGATGGTAGATTTTATATGTCTTCATGTGTATCAGCTCCTACAGGGCTTATGTTGGCTTTTGTAGAGGCTCTATACAAACATACATTTAGTGCTACAAATGACAATGGTGAAATAACTAGAGAGTTTGCTGACATTGCTAAAGATGCGTATGTTGATTCAGGATTTAAGATTAAGTTTGATGCTGTGATTGCTAAGTTTGTTGGTAGTGATGCTGAGCTTTATTACAATGAACTAAGAACTGTTAGAGGTAGAGGTTTGACAGTTGTTACAGTGAATGAGATTGATAATGCTGAAAGGATTGTACAAGAGCTTAGAACAAACCATGTCACTGCTACAATAGTAAATCTTGTTAATAGTGCTAGATGGACAGTGCTCAATCAGCTACAAGTGACAGAATACTATGTAGAAGGAATAGAGTTTAAGAGTATGATGGATAAGGTGGTTATAGATCATGACAACAAAACCATTCAAGTTTATGATTTGAAATGTGTTTGGTCTGTAGAAGGATTCTATGAAGACTACTATCTATATCGTAGAGCTTACATTCAAGCCTATTTGTATAAAGAAGGTATATCATCATGGGCTAGTGAATCTGGCTATGGTGATTATACAATATTCAATACAAAGTTTATTGTCTGTGACAGTATCAATTACATGAATCCTCTTATATACACATTGACAGATGATGATATGAATGAGGCATTCTATGGATTTGAACATAAGGGTAGAACATATCCTGGTGTACAATCTCTAATTGAGAATCTTGGATGGGCAATAGAGAATGATGTATGGAATATGTCTAGAGAAAACTATCTATCTAATGGTGTGGTGAATATAAAAGGAGGGAATTAATGGAATTGAAAAGAACAATAACAAGTATATTTATTGTTCCAACACTTGGAATTAATAGAGAGAGCTTGAGAGAAAATTCATTCTTGAATGGATATGTAGAAGATGCTAGTAAAGATGTCCAATATAGTAAATGTGTTTATTTATTATTTCGTCCTACTGATCTTGATAAGTTTAGAACTTTTCTAGATGGAGAATATGAACGAACAAAATCCATCATTGATGATTATGATCATGAAGGAGGATTTGTTGTAGTTGTTTACAAACTAAATGATAAATTTAAAACAGACTATGGACTTGTTAAACTAGGTAGGTATTCTAAAACTTCTAAAGAGTTCCAAGCATTGTTTCCTAAGATTGTAAAAGTACAAACAGGTAGTGTGCAAAAAGAAGAAATCAGTCTTCAGTATCGTGTATTTAATAAAACAGAGGACTTGCGTAATTATTGGAGTGACATGCTTGATGTAGAATTTGATGACACTATGGAAGTTTGGCAAGGATGGATAGAAGAAAAAGAGATTTTAAACATTAATCAATTAAAAGAACAAAATGTATAACGAAGACTTTGTACAGAAGATTATTGCAGAACATGGTAGGGAACAAGCCCTTATATTCTGCCAATTAGAGGGAGAGAGAAATGAAATTATCGTAAGAGAGTTTGAACAAATTAGCAATCTTCCTTACGATCAATATCTAGATCATGATTATGAGAGGAATTGGTGGAGCAAACGTGCTGAAAAACTTAAAAACTCAAATAGATGATTAAACTGTTAGAAACTTATCCAGAAGCTGCTAAATTAATAACTTCCTACTATCTTGAGAAGCTGCTGTTGTCACTAGATGACAGCAGTCTTCCTGAGGATTTTAAAGACCATGTAAGAGCTCAAGGTGTATCTATTGATAAAATAGCTGTACTAGCTGAAGCTTCTCCTAGAACCCTATTTGATGTGTTTGATGACAATAAGTTGTTTATTGAAATAAGAATAAGCAATGAAGAATTCTCTTACAAAATATTTCCTAGGGATTCTGATTTTTTAGATGTAACTTGGTATTCCAATAGGAAAGAAGCTGAATCAATGGCTATTTCTGATGCATTTAAATTATTAAATGAAAAACTATGCGAGACAAAATCGTAGAACAAGTTGTAGACAAGTATTATGAGAGAAGTCAAGTGGGAATAACCAAGTATGGAACCACTCTTGAAAACAATAACAAGGATAATTACTTGTTACATGCTCAAGAAGAAGCTATGGACCTCAGTCTTTATTTACAGAAGCTAATTGAAATTGTTAGGGACACTCCTAATGATCAAGAACTTGGTGAAAAAATAAGACGAATGGTTAGGTAAAATTTCCATTATGCGTAGGTTATATTGAGGGATTGCATTAAATTTGCAGTCCCTCATTTTTTTATTAAAACAACAAAAACTATGGATTTAGGATTAGACGCATTGAGTAAAATCACAGTGTTCAGTAAATATGCAAAATATTTGCCAGAGCTAAAGAGAAGAGAAACTTGGGAAGAAATAGTTAGTAGATATCAGAATATGATGATTGCTAAATATCCTAAGCTACAAGAAGCCATTTTAAAAAGTGGTGAGTTTATTAAAGACAAGAAGGTGCTACCTTCTATGAGAGCTTTACAGTTTGCAGGACCAGCAATGGAAGTTAACAATGCTAGAGGATACAATTGTGCCTATCATCCAATTGATAGTCTATATGGATTCTCAGAAACAATGTTTCTTCTGCTAGGTGGATCAGGTGTAGGTTATTCTGTACAGAAACATCATGTAGAACAACTTCCTGCTATCACTAAAACAGGCAAGAAAAGGCACTATTTGGTGGAAGATTCTATTATGGGATGGGCAGATGCTGTAAAGGTGCTGTTTAAAGCCTATTTAGAGGGAAAATTCATGCCTGAATTTGATTTCAGAGCTATTCGTCACAAGGGTGCTAGACTAATTACAGCTGGTGGTAAAGCTCCTGGTCCTGAACCTCTTAAGATATGTTTGTCACATGTACAAGCTATTCTTGATAGGAAACAAGAAGGAGAGCATCTTACACCTCTAGAATGCCATGATATGTTATGTCACATTGCTAATTCAGTTCTTGCAGGTGGTATAAGAAGAAGTGCTATGATAGCCCTTTTTAGCCATGATGATGAGGAGATGATTACATGTAAGTATGGAACATGGTGGGAACTAAATGAACAGCGTGGTAGGGCTAATAATAGTGCTGTACTAGAGAGGGATAAAATTGGAGAACAAGAATTCTTTAGTTTGTGGAAGAGGATTGAAGCAAGTGGAAGTGGTGAACCAGGAATCTATTGGACTAACAATAAAGATTGGGGAACTAATCCATGTTGTGAAATAGGCTTGAGACCATACCAGTTTTGTAATCTATGTGAAGTGAATGTAAGTGATGTAACTAGTCAAGAAGATTTAAATGATCGTGTTGGTATAGCTGCATTCTTTGGTACACTTCAAGCTGGATTTACAAACTTCCACTATCTAAGACCTATATGGGCTAAGACAACACAGAAAGATGCTCTTCTTGGAATAGGTATGACAGGAATAGGTAGTGGTGAGATTCTTAAATACAATCTAGATGTAGCAGCTCATGTAGCTAAGACAATGAACAGCATGATTAGTGCTCTTATAGGAACTAATGAAGCTGCTAGGATTACATGTATTAAGCCTAGTGGTACAACCAGTCTTGTTCTTGGTACAGCTAGTGGAATTCACGCTTGGCATGCTCCATACTATCTAAGAACTATGAGGTTTAATAAGAATGAAGACATTGCTAACTATTTGATTGTCAATCATCCAGAGCTTTGTGAAGATGATGTTCTTAGACCTACAGACACTGTTTGTGTACGTATTCCTGTTAAAGCTCCTGAAGGATCTATATTCAGAACAGAAACTGCTCTTGACACTCTTGAGCGTGTTAAGAAGTTCTCTTTAGAATGGATTAAACCAGGACATGTTAAAGGTGATAATACACATAA